ATAAACATTGTATGTAGTATCTGGTAATGTATAAACGTCACCACTTGCAGCCGTATGCGTAAACGAACCATCCGAGTTTATTATAATAACGTCCTCACACATTTGTATATTTGCAGACGTTTCAAAGTCGTAACCCATCATAGGTAAATTACAAATACTTTGATTGTCGTATATTGTAAATGATATTGCTAAAATCCATCCAGCGCTTTCATCTGCACCTTTTTCTAGAAATTTACTTGCCGTTGCGCCCGTTATCTTACCAATGTTTTGCCATCTAGGGCTTTTACTAATAACTTCGTAAACATCTCTAACAACTTGCAAAGTATCGCTTTCAGTATCGTTTAAATTGCCTTGTCGACCATTTTTAAAAAACTTATCAGCTACAATTATATTAATAGTAACAGGAATAGTAACCTTTTCTAAACTATTTCCCGTAACAAAGCAACACATTAAAGGATAAGTAACCGCCTTGTCTTGGTTTATAGCATTTAGAAAGTCACCCCAATAGTAAGTATTAACCTGAAGGTGTGCGTCTGCAATTGCTTGTAGTTCTGTATTAAGATTATTTAAAGTTTTCTTCATTTAAAATAGATATTACTTCTAGTTTTACCTAAGTCTGGTTTTATTCCTTCACCGCCATCCGTTAAACAACTATAAAAAGAGTCAGGATTTGAGAAATATTGATAGTATTCAGGATATAGAACAGAATTGTATTTTAAATATTGTATTAACTTTTGTCTATAGTGTTCAAATTTTGATCTAAATGAATCCTGAAGTCTATTTATTTCGCTTTCACTTGCACCCCTTAGAAACTCGTCGTTTGTTATTCCTGTAGCCTTGTTTCTAATTTGATATGTAGTCATAACAACGGCTTCTAAATTACAACCCATAGCAACTACGGGAATAATATATTTATCCATTAAAATAACCTCATCAGCGTTAAGATTATCTAGGTCAATACCTTCTAGTATTCTAGTGTACAAAGACGTGCCTATAATAGGCTCTATCATTGTGTCTTGTACTATCTTAATAGTAGGTGTTAATATACTATCTTCAACATTTCCATGAATTAAAGAAAGTTGTTTAAGATTATATGCGTTTATTAATAATGCTGTACTCATTTTATTTAAAGATTACGTTTTGTTTCCAAAAATGTCGGCATGAAGGAGTATTTATATGTGTTTCAGGGTTATGATACCAACCGCCTCTATAACTCCATACGTCACGTTTAACTGCTGAACCAATATTATCTATTTCCTCTCTAGTATAAACTTTATCCATTCTTACCAATGTTTCGCAAAATGGTCTAGTTCTATTATCAGGAAGTATAGAATCCCCATCCACGTTTGGTCTTTTCTCATAAGAATAAACAACGCTTATCTGTTCACGGTTTACAATCTCTTGAAGTCCTTTGTCGGTAACGTTACCACCATCTAAATAACCATTATTTTGCAATCCTACAATTATCTTTGAAACTTCAATAGGTTTCATGTCTAAAGCTTTTACAATTGCATCATAACTTTCACCATTTGAAAGCATGGATAAGATTCTATTTTGATTATCGTTAACAGCAAATTTGTCTTTAAAAAAGCCTTCGATAATTTCCTCTTCTGTTTGGTTTTTAAATTCACTAGATTTTAATATTTTCACATCGTTTTTAGAACGTCCACAACTTACAAATAAATCTAGTATTTGCGTTTCATTGTCTTCTGCTGATAACTTTAAATCTACCGGTACAATTGGCTCAATAACTTTATCAAATAGTTCATATTCATTAAAACTAATTTCTCCAGTCATTCCGTTAAGTTCTGAAAGTACATAGTTCAAAGAGTCTGCTATATTCTTTTGTCTTTTCTTTATGTATGTACGATTGAATAGTTTAAAGTCATTTTCTAAGTCTTGTGAAAACATAGAGTTGTCTTGAATGTACCCAAACATTTTAGGGTTAATAACAGAATGCGAAATAAATATCTTTTTAGAAAGTCCAACCTCTGTACTTTCATAACGCTTATCTAGGTCATTACCGTTTAATTGTACGATACTAGGCTCTCTATCTTTACCGTCCGAGAAAGTAACCGATACACCGCCTTGTTTACGCTTATCTGTAGCGTTTAATTTAAGGTCATATACTATCTTTTCTGCTTGTTCTTCACTTTCTGGTATTCCATTGTTCAAAGATATTAATGTACCACCCTTATATCCGTTAACAACCTCTGATAATCTAAAGAAATTAATCTCAATATCGGTTAATATTGAATCAATACCACCGCTGTACAATGGAATAGGGTAATATCCTGAAGTTAGCTTTTTAGTTTCTAGTATAAACTGTCTAGATTTAGCTTTTACAAATAAAACGCATTCTTTTGTTTCACTTGTACGGTTAAAAAAGCTAGTGTATTCTTTGAATTTAGTTTTATCATTTTGTCTAGACGTTGCCCAATTCTCAGAATAATAGTATATAGTTCCGTTTTCATTAGGTCGCATCAACTCAAAATCTAAGTGTTCTAATTGCCACTTTTGATTTAATGAATCATATACGCATTTAATGTAATAACCGTTAATAACTTCTTGGTCTAGTGAGTACATTTCGACAAGTTCGTCTAGTGTATATTTAGATCGTCCATTTTTATTAATCTCGTCCCAATTTTCAACACCTTCATAGTTTAAACCAGCACCCGAAATAAAAGTATTTTTAGAGTTGATTATACCTCCATGAATAGGACTGTTAACATATAAAGACCATAAAAATTGAGGGTAAAGGTTGTCGATTCCCCATTTTACCCACCCTTCTTTGGCTACTGTTTCAACGGGGTCAATGATTGCAACCTCTCTAAATGTGCTAAATGTCCTAGCTGTTTGTTTCTCCTCCATAAATATTTGATGTTAATGTAGGCTCAAAGCTTGCTGGCACTACTATAATGTTATCTATAACTCTTACTTTACCTATCTCGCATTGAATACCTAGTGAATAATCTAAAGAGCCCCCGTTAGGCATTTGATAGACTCTATAGGTATAATCTCCTAACTTTGCGAATGTAGCATCTACACCTTCCAATAAATTAAACAAATTATAACGTGCTGTCGACTCATTTAAATCATTTAGATAGCAAAATATTTCTTGTCTACCTTCGTCTTTAGTAAACCTAAAAAGCCAATTAATATCTAGTGTTTGGTCTTCAAGTTCTGACAATGTCAAAGCTATAATGTTTAAACTAGATTTCGTTATTAAAATTGTCATAGTTCAAAGATACAAAAAAAACCTTATTAAGATTAATTCTCAATAAGGTTTTAATTAATTTATTATTTCTAATTAAGAAACAGGGTCTAATAATGCTGTAATTAATCCTGCAGCAATTTTATTAGGTCTATTCTTTTCTTTACCAGATAAAGTTAAAACGTTACCGTTTGCATCTTCATAAGCTTGTCCAGAATCTCTAACACCTGAAACACTCGCCCCGTTAGTTTCGTAGAATACTTCGTAAGTCCCATCGTTCAATTCTACAGCAAAAGTAGTTCTAGCGATTTCTAAAGCTTCAAGGTTTACAATATCAGTTGCAGTATTACCGCTCAACATCATAGTTCCTGTTTGCTCGTATGCAACTGATTGATTTTTTCTATCTCCGATTTTCGTGGCTGTAAATTTAGACGTCTCCATTTCAACAAAAAACTTGTGGATATATTTACCAGCTGCTAAAGATAAAGCTGAAATAGTACCATTTGCCTTTGTGATTGTAGCGTCTGCAGTATTCCAAGCGTAGATGGCTTTTACACCGCCTACGCTATCACATACTGCGTTCTTTCCTTCTAGGATTTCACACATAATTCAGTAATATTAAGAGTTTAACAAATGAAGTCTAACAAAGTATTGACCCCATACAATTTGAGTACCTAATCTAAATGAAGCTTCAGCTTTCAATTTATCGTTATAAGCGTCGTACTTAACTTCAAAATTCATGTCATCTAAAGAATCAACACCTAAGAAAGTTAAATCTAAAGGAATAGCGTAAATTTCAGATTTACCATCTAACTCTGGCAAAGTAACAACTTCAACATTTGTACCAGGAAGGATAAAAGAAACACTAGATTTAGTATTAGTAACAACTACATGATCATATTGATTAGCAGTATTCCAAGCAGTAATTGCTTTTCTAGCTTCAGTACGTCCTGTATATAATTTGATAGTCATTTCGTTATCAAACAATTCAGTAGGTATTTTATCATGTACTCCTAGGAATTGGTCATAAGCGTTTGTAGATGTCATTGTAGCATCAGGTGCATCGTAAGTTAATACATCTGCATTGTTAACTAAGATATGACGTAAACCATTCATCAAAACTAATTCAGGGTCGATTGAAGTAGTGTCACCAGAAACAACTACTAACTGAGCTTTACGTTGTAACAATTTACCAAGGTAAGCACCTAAAACAGTTTCTAAGTCTGCAGGTAATTGACCGTCTTGCATTTTCAAACCTAACTTGTTTAAGATTTGAGTCATTTTACCGTTTAAGTCTTCATTACAAAATTCAATACCCATGTACAAAGGTACAGTTGTAAGGTCAGCTTTTGTAAAGATAACAGAACCATCAGGAGAAGGAGTACAAGCAACTTTAGCTTGAAGCGTTACATCTGAATTTAACAAAGCAATTTCTTTCG